GGACTGGCGGATGGGCGAGAAGCTCGCCGAGCAGGCCGGCCTACACAAGGATGACCTGGCGGCGATCACCAATGCTGCCTCCGCCCAAGCGCGCGCCGAGCAGGACAAGCGCCTTGCCCTGGAGCAGCAGCTCGCCGGGCAGGACCAACAACACACCAAGGAATTATCCGATGTCCTACGCAACCAGGCTGTTCTGCGCGATCGCCTTGCCACTTCTGATGTCCGGCTGTCAGTCCTTCTCGACGCCGCGGATTCAGCCAGTGGCTGCAACGTGCCTGCCACCCCCGGCGCCGTCGGCGTGGTTCATGCAGCCCGTCGAGCCCAACTTGACCCAGCGCATGCTCAACGAATTATCGCCATCACCGGTGACGGCGATCAAGGACTGATCGCGCTGCGGGCGTGCCAGACGTATGTGCGAGGGGTCAATGCTGTTAAATAGATGTGCCGTGATTCACGGTTAAAGGTTGGCGAGATATTGAGGTGGTAACTTTTCACTTTGATGGTGATGATGCACACTCAAAACTCAAACATTGCCTTTGCAGTTAAAGTCTTTCGGGTTTTGAATGATTGGACTAAGGTGTTAGCGTGCTCATTTAAGTTTGAATGCCATGACTGCATGCTATTATCCTCATGCTTATAAATAAATATGTTGGTCAGGCTATTGTGGAGGTAATGAGCCGCGCAGAGGTATCGATCTAAGGCCTCTAAAAGAGTATCGTGCTCGCTGCTAGCTCGCTTGCTTAAGGATACCCCCCAGAAAGGTAACTCATTTTTGGTCGAGACAAGCCTTAATGCTGCAGCCATAAGGGCGCTGTGTGTTTGTTGTATTGAGTTTAGGATTCTCTGTATTCCCTCTTCACTTAGAGCTATCATTCCAGGCGCTGGAATAACCGAATAGAACAGGTTTGATATTTCAATTTGCGCAGACTCTATCTCTACCAGAGTCGTGATATATGTCTTGGTCGTCGAGTACGCATCCTCTCTAATTCGTTGATGTTGCCAGTTTCTAAATGTTACAACGGCAAGGGCAAGCGCTACTACTGTCGCAATCGCTGACGTCGTTTCAGCCCAACCTGATGGAGTGATTTTTTCATAAAAGGTAAGGCATGCCAGTATTCCGAGAGCAAATGCTAAAGTTGTCCAGACAGGGAGCAGCAGATTTTTAAGCGCTCTTTGAATCATTTTTTTCGCCGTGAGAGTTTAGTATGTGTGAGGTTGCTTTAAGTTAAATCTGGATATAAACACAGATCCTTGTTTTTTTACATTGCCTATTACGCTGCTGACCTTGAACCATTCGAAAGACTCGGCCTGCTCACCCTGGAGCAGCACCACCGGCCCCGGCCATGTTGCCCGCTGACCTACATTTACTGTCGCAAAAATTAGCATGACACCCAATGAACACTTACCTTGCAAAGGATTGCAAAAATGACAAACCCAATCGTTCCATGGATGGGCGGCAAGCGCCGTCTGGCTGATCGTCTGATTCCGCTCTTTCCGCCGCATGAATGCTACGTCGAAGTGTTTGCCGGCGGTGCTGCGCTTTACTTCATGCGTCCCCAGGCCGCGCCGGTCGAGGTACTCAACGACATCAACGGCGACTTGGTGACGCTGTATCGCGTTGTGCAGAACCACCTGGAAGAGTTCGTGCGCCAGTTCAAGTGGGCGCTCAGCTCTCGCCAGGTGTTCGAGTGGCAGAAGATGACCCGGCCGGAGACACTCACCGATATCCAGCGGGCCGCCCGGTTTTTCTACCTGCAGCATCATGCCTTTGCCGGCAAGGTAACGGGGCAGACCTTCGGAACCGCCACCACTGGCCCAGCCATCAACCTGTTGCGGATCGAGGAAAACCTGTCAGCAGCATGGCAGCGTCTGTCTGGTACCTATGTTGAGAATCTAGGCTGGCTTGAGTGTGCTGAGCGCTACGATCGACCGCACACATTCCACTATATGGACCCGCCTTACTGGCAGACCGCCGGATATGGGGTGGACTTTCCGTTTGAGAACTATGAGCGGATGGCGGACTTCATGCGTCGTTGCAAAGGCAAGGTGATGGTGAGCATCAATGACCATCCGGATATTCGGCGCGTGTTCGAAGGGTTCCACTTCGAAACCGTGGATATCCGGTACAGCACAACCAATCAGCGGCAAGGAAAGGCCGAACTCAGCGGGGAGCTTGTGATTATGAATTGGGTGCCTTCAGATTTAGGCGGCTTGTTCTAGGAGGCGGGCCGTATCAAGCCTGGGCCCCCGTTCCGCATGTTCCCCACGGATTGATCCACCCTGAACCATTCGAAGGTCTCGGCCGGCTCACCCTGGTGCAGTGCCATCTGTTCGGCGCGCTCCTTGGGCGTGGCCGGGTCCAGCCATTCACGGGCGAGGTCCGGCGCCAGTACCACCGGCCGCCTGTCGTGGATATCGACCATGCCGCCGGCGCTGTCGGCCGTGATAATCACGAAGCCGTCATGCTCGCCTGGGCCTTCATCGGCGTCAGGCAACTGACCGATGGCCGCGCAGAATATCGGCGCGCCATCCCGCCAACGGATCAGGTAAGGCTGTTTTTTCAGTCCGCCTTCATCCACCCACTCGAACCAGTCTTCGATAGGTGTGATTGCTCGGTGTGGCCAGATCGCACGGAAGAATGGGCCGTGGGCCACCTTCTCGACGCGGGCATTGATTGGTGCTGCGCGGTCCTTTGCCCAGTGGGGTCGCCATGCCCAACGCACCAGATCGGCGTGCAGCGTTTCGCCCTGGAGGTGGAGCAGGGCGACCTGGGTTGTCGGTGCTACGTTGTACCGCTCAAGCTGTGCGTCACCCACAGAGTTCGCCAGGGCATTGGGCATGCTCAGCGCCGCAACAAAGTCGTGGATTCCCCTGTACTGCGACAGTCTTCCGCACATGGCCAGGCCCTCTTTCCGTTTCACTTTAGACAATCGTGGTCGGTCGAGGTCTCATTTCATTGACGATTCGCTTCAGGGCTTCGTTGTCACACCGGCTTGAATTGAGTGCAGTAGTCAGGATGTCGATCTGCTTGCGCATTTCCGCCGCTTCGGCTCCTCGTTGACGGAGGTATCCGGAAAACTCTGCGTTCTTTGCCTGGGTCTCCAGCAGCATTTGGCTGATGCCGAAAACGTCAGCCCGCGCATTGCGTAGCTGAAGGTTCAGCTCCTGGATCTCGTTTTCCAAAAGTCGGCAGTGCTGGCGGTACATTTCCTGGGGCGAGGGAAGCCCAAGCCACTCGCAGGTGTCTTCATCGATGGGCATGGTTGGATTTCCAGTTGCTGTATGTGTGTACAGTAATCTAGGTTTTGGCGTGACGCGATTTGAGGCGACGAGCAGCACTATTTTCGACGGTCAGCCCGGCGCCATAAGGACCGCAAGAGTCAATTTGATAAATTTTTCATTGGTACCGATGGTTTCCAGCGCACCGCGGACATTTTCGGCCACGTCGGTAGAGCCGCGCTGCTCTACCCAATTCGAGAGCTCCATGATGGAAGCCTCTAGGGCCAACTGGTTTTCGTAGAGTTTCTCGAGCAGGGGTGGGAGTAGGTCTGAGTTCGGCATTGATGTTCCTCCGTGGAGTGAACAGCGTAGCAGGCAAATTATTTGGTTTGGGGAACTGGTCGGCAGGACGCCGGAGGTGGGGATGGATCTCGTACCAATTTTTGTACCACTGACCGCGCTTCGCTATCGAATAGCGGGTATCCCAAAGTAGGCAAGGGCCCGTATTTGCTGGGTTTGGCTACTTTGGAAAACCGAGTAATACCCAAAATTAATATTAGGAGTATGGATCAGAAAACGATAGAGAGCCTTTAAATAAAGGCTGTAAGGCGATGATTGGTTAGGCTTGTAGCCCATCGCGGGCAAAAAAAGGCCCGCTATGAGGGCGGGTCTAATGGGGATTTTCAAAGGAGTAGAGGTAAGTTGCGCCCGATCCTGTCGATGGCGGGTGAAAAGGATGTCGAAGAAACGCGAAACCGGGTGCTGCGCCTGGGTGAACGAGCCGGATGTTCGGGTGCGTGTTCTATTGGGCAAGCCCGTCAGCGTCGGCAGTTCAAGGCGGCTACCTGCATTTTGCCAGCGTCCTCCACATTGACGATGCTCAGGCTGTCAGCGCCAGCCTCGGCGGCTTTATTGAATGCGGTGTTCAGAGCGTCGCCGTTGGATGAGCCCTGCACCGTGAAGGCTTTGACGACGTGGCAAGCGTGGGCGGATGAGGCCGTGACGAGGTTGACCTGTTTGCCCGCTTCAGTCAGTTGGGTGGTGCAAGCGGGGATCAATACCGCGATGAGGATCAGCAGAGGGGCGGCATGTAGGTTGCGCATGGCTAAAGCACTCCTGGGGTTCCTGCGGCATCTGGCGGGTGCCGAACATGTCAGCCGCGGATGCACGATAGCAGAGCGTGAGGTTCATCAGAAACCAAAAGCCCTGCGACAAGGCAGGGCTCTTTTCAGCGCGGCTGTCGATCAGCCGTGCAGGGTTTCCGCTGCATACAGCGTGTTTTCCAGCAGGCACGCACGGGTCATCGGGCCAACGCCACCCGGTACCGGGGTGATCCAGCCGGCACGGGGCAGGGCGGTTTCGTACACCACGTCGCCGACCAGCTTGCCGTCTGCCTGACGGTTGATGCCGACGTCGATGACGATCGCGCCTTCCTTGATCCACTCACCTTTGACCAGGCCCGGCTTGCCGGCAGCCACTACCACCAGGTCGGCGCGGCCGACGTGACCGGCGAGGTCCTTGGTGAAGCGGTGGGTCACGGTCACGGTGCAGCCGGCGAGCAGCAGTTCCATGGCCATCGGGCGCCCGACGATATTGGAGGCGCCGACGATCACGGCGTCGAGGCCGTAAAGGTTGACGCCGGTGCTTTCGAGCAGGGTCATGATGCCTTTCGGCGTGCATGGGCGCAGCAGCGGGATGCGCTGGGCCAGGCGGCCGACGTTATACGGGTGGAAACCGTCGACGTCTTTGTCCGGGCGGATGCGTTCGAGCAACTGGGAGGCGTCCAGGTGCGCGGGCAATGGCAGTTGCACCAGGATACCGTCGATGTTCGGGTCATCGTTGAGGCCGTCGATCAGGTCGGTAAGGGCCTGCTGGGTGGTCTCGGAAGGCAGGTCGTAGGCCTTGGAAATAAAGCCGACCTCTTCACAGTCTTTACG